CACCCGTCTCGGCGCGGTGAGCCCCTGGGCGGTGCTGGAGGCGCAGATCAGCGCCGACCCGCCCATGCCGAGCGCCGTCTCCGGTCTCACCGCCATAATAACGCCCGCAGGCATCGCCCTGGGTTGGACGCTCGACCCCACGCCCTGGATCACCGGCTACGACATCGCCCAGGATGGCGCGGTACTGGAGCAGGGTTATTCGGGCAACGCCTACCTCATCCCGCCCCTGGCCGTGGCCACCTATGCTTTCGCCGTCCGTGAGCGTGATGTTTTCGGCCAGGTCGGCGAATGGATCACGGCCAGCGTCACCGTGCAGGCCCCGTCCGCAGTCCAGGGGCTTACGGCTCAGATTATCGCCAACAACGCTTTTCTTTACTGGGGTGCGCCCACCGAGGGCAGCTTCCCCACCGTGGGCTACGAGATGCGCGACGGCGCGACCTTCGAGACAGCCAAGGTCATTGGCCGCAAGACCGGCACCTTCACGCTTGTCACGGAATCCGCAGGCGGGTTGCACACGTACTGGGTCGCGCCCTTGGACGGGGCGGAGAACTACGGCCAGGCAACCAGCATCCCCGTCATTGTGCAGGACCCGCCGGGCTATGTGCAGTACTCGCAGACCCCGTTTAGCTTCACAGAAGGCTCCGGGACCAATGTCGGTATCTCAGCGGCGGGCGCATGTCAGGCACCATACAGCGCGGAAGGCTTGATCACGCTGGAGGATGGTTTAACCGCACTCTGCCTGGAGGATGGAGCAACGGCCTTGACCTGGCCGGGAGAGATCACGCCGTTGCCCGAGCTGGCCACCTATGCGGGGGGGATAGTGGACCTGGGCCGGGTCTTCCAGAATCTCCAAATCACCGTCCAGGTGAGCAAGACCGACGCGAACGGCGGGGCCACGGTCAACACGTTCATAGCTACTAGGTCGACCGAGGAGGATGCCTGGGATGAGTCGCCGGACTCGGCAGCGCGCAATGCCGCGCGCTTTGTCCGGGTACGCTTCGAGGTGGTCTCGGACGGCGCGGGCTGGTCTACGCTCACCGGCTACAGCCTCACGGTGAACACGCAGGAGGTCAAGGAGAGCGGCTTGGCCACGGTCGCCTCGGGCGGCTTTGTGGATGTCCCGTTGTCCAAGACCTACCTGGCCATCACCAAGGTTTCGGCCACCCCCAAGGGATCGGGCAATCTCGCAGCCGTCGCGGACTGGGAGAACCCGATCCCCACCAGCGTCCGGCTATACCTCTACGACCCGAGCACCGGCGCGGCCAGGACCGGCCCCATATCCTACGACGTTGACGGCCAATAGGAGCCCCTCATGAGCGGAAAATTCAGCGATCAACCCGACAAGGCCACGCCAGCCTCCGGCGATCTCTTCCCCCTGGTGGATGTGGCCGCGCCAGCCACCCTGAAGAAGATCACCTGGGCCAACCTCGTGGCAGCCATGATGGGAACATTCGCCGCCGTCTCGACCACGGTGGCAAGCATCGTGCGCCGGGCGACGGCCACGGAGGTCACGAACGGCAGCGCCGTGGACGCCTTTGTGGCCCCGAATGACCTGGCCACGGAGCTGGCCAAGCGCGTGCCGCATTCTCTGACCACGGCAGCGAACGACGTGCTTGTGGGGTCTGCCACCCCCGGCTCTTGGATCAAGAAGACCCTGGCTGAGTTCAAGACGATTCTGGGTCTTGGCTCTGCCGCTTTCGTGAATACTGGAGGTGGCGCGGGCCAAGTTCCCACAGCGGACATGCTCGGGGCTGCCGCTTACCTTGCTCCTGGGATATCTGTTGGGAATCTCGCCCAAGTGCAGACTGGTGGGAAGCTGGACCCCAGCTTGGTTCCTCCCTCCACCGAGCCGTTCACCCAAGGACTCATCGGAATGGGCTGCTTCTTCACCGAGTTAGTCAACAAGACCATCAACCACGTCTACTACTCCTGCGGGAGCGCATCCCTGGCGTATGACGACAACATCCCTGTTGGCTCCCTCGACCCCAACGCCATTGTCACGGCCATGTCGGCAAACGGGTACTCCGCTGCGGCGATGATGGGGACGTGGCCCGGAGTGTCTTGGCGACCTTACCCTGGCTGCTGTGATGGAGCCAACTCAGTGTGTACCGGGTTGCAGCAGGTTACTGACGTGACCAAGCTCCGGGTGACTGCTGGGACGGCCCAGGTGGGCAACGTCTCCATCAACCTCCCCTCTGACCTCTTGAAGCTGTGGAAGAACGCCTGGGCAGCGGGCAACAACGCGGGCGGCTGGGACGGGGATACTTCCGGCTTCACCTTCGCGAGCGCGGCCATCACGTCTAGGGCGCGGACGTCCAACGTGGCTACCATCATCCTCAACCGCACTCCCGCCGGGTTCATCCCCCTCGTCGGTAAGAGCATCACCTTGAGCGGCGTGGGCGGCTCTGGCTACAACGGCACCTTCGTCATCACCGCCGCGAATGTGGACTACGTCACGGGGAAGGTCTACGTCACCTACGCCAGTGCCGGGACCAATGAGGCCACCACGGCGGATGCGAGTGGCTTGGCGACTTATTCCGACACGACCCTCCCCGGCGGTTGGTACTACTACATCCACGCCATTAGAAACCCGACCACGGGCGTCTCTGACGTTCTGATCGGCACCTCGCCCACTGCTCCCGTTCTCCCCTCCGGGTTCACCGTGTCCAGGGTGATCGGGCGGTTCTTCGTGGAGCCTGGGGCCACCCCGGCAATCAACCTTATGTCCATCGTCTCGGCCAACTCCGCGTACAAGCAAGGCGAGGTCGTGTCGTACAAGCGTTACATGGAGAAGGCTCCTTGGTCCCGCTTCTGCGAGGTGGAAGTGTACGCCAGCGGTATCTCCCAGACGGCGATGGGCTACTTGAAGGTGCGGCTGTTCGACGCAGCCATCAGCGGGTTGCTTCTCATCAACAACACCGCCTCGGACATGGAATTCGGCTCCCTGGTGAGGCTGAACACCACCAGCAACATCCCCAGCTACAGGCTCTCCGGGGCGCAGCAAGTCCTCACCTGGGCGAGGGGCATCACGTATATTGGCTCCAGCACCACCGAAAACGTGGCAAACCCCAGGCCGAACCCTATGGGACTCGACCCCTGGAATGGCCCCATCTCCATCAACAACACGGCATGGGGCAGTGGTGTCATCGGCAACGGGTGCGCCTCGGCGTTTATCGGTGGCGCGGTCATCTACACGCCATGCATGTGAGGAACTGATATGTTTGCGCAAATCAAAGACGGTCTTGTTGTCGCCGTGCATCACAACCGGGAGTCGATCCCTGGCTATGTGGATGAGTGGAACATCATCGAGGTGGAGCCTCCCATCTGGGCAGGGTGGACCTGGGACGGCCTGGAGTTCCACGAGCCGGAAGACCTCATGGCCCTGCTCCCCTCACCACCGGAATTCCTTAATCTCAACGGCATCACTATTGGGCACGCCGAACGGCTGTACTGGTTGGCGCAGCAGGAAGCCGCTGCACCCCTTATGGACCCCAGCGGCAAGCCGCTGCCTGGCCCGGCCACTGTCCTGCTGGAAATCTTGGGGCTGTGACCTTGGCGGATTACTCCATGAGGGTACACCAATTGTAGCGCAAGGTCCCATCAATAATATCTTGCGCCTCTTGGTCAGAATCTATCTCAAACTGGAGGCAGAGGGTTCCAGCGTGGTTGGTGATCTCAATAAATGGCAATACCCCAGCTACAGCTGACGAGATCGATCCCATGTTTAACCGACGGTTTGCTGCGGCAACCATGCCGTCTACGATGATTTTATATTGGCGTTCATCAAATCTGCGAATCTCATTGCAATGGTCTTCATCTTCAGAGTCGTAGATTCGAATAAAGAAGAAGCCATCTTCAGGCGCAGTGACGTAGGCTTGTGTCATAGAACCTCCACATTAGGAGCAATTGGAGGAAGCAGGCAGGGGAGGTTGCAGTCTCCCCCACTGGCCCGGTGTTGGAGCACCGGACCACGGCCAAAGCCGCTGCTCCCTGGCCCACGCGCGTGGGGTGTCGGGGATATAGCAGGGCAAAGGCGCAACCGTAAAGGCTAGGAGTCATGAAAGAGCACGTTTTCCGCCAGGTTTCCACCACTGACCCCGCCGCCGCGTATGTCGGCGGCAAGCGTAACCTGGCTAAGCGCATTGTCAGTCGCATCGAGGCCATCCCGCATGAATGCTACGCCGAGCCTTTTGTCGGCATGGGTGGGGTTTTCCTGCGCCGCAACCTGGTCCCCAAGGCAGAGGTCGTCAACGACGCCAGCCGCGACGTGGCCAACTTCTTCCGCATCCTCCAGCGGCACTACCCGCAGTTCATGGATGCGCTACGCTTCCAGATCACAAGCCGGGTGGCCTTCGAGCGGCTATGCAAGACGGACCCAGACACACTCACCGACCTGGAGCGCGCTGCGCGCTTTCTGTACGTGCAGCGCTCGGCGTTTGGCGGCAAGGTTGCCGGGCGCAGCTTCGGCGTAGACACCCGCGCCCGGTTCAATCTGAACACCCTAGGCTCCCGCTTGGAGGATCTGCACGAGCGCCTAGCGGGGGTGGTCATCGAGTGCCTGGACTTCGAGGAGTTCCTGCGCCGCTATGACAAGCCCACCACGCTGTTCTATCTGGACCCGCCCTACCACGGCTCTGAGGGCTATTATGGCAAGGACATGTTCAGCCGGGAGGACTTCGCGCGCCTGGCTAAGGCGCTGGCGGGCATTAAGGGGCGCTTCCTGCTCTCCATCAATGACCACCCGGAGATCCGCGCGACCTTCAAGGGTTTTAGCCTTGAGGAGGTGGAGACAACCTACACTGTCCGGGGACAGGGTTCGGCTACTGCGGCAAAGGAACTGCTTGTGAGCAACGGCAAGGTCAAAACCTCGCGCACGCACGCGTAGCAAAGAGCGGGCCGGAGGCTTCACAACCCCCGGCCCATATTCTCAACTTGATTGTAACGAATTCTCAAATTGGCTGGCGACTTACAGCAAGACACCGAGCAGGCCGCCAGGTGCTGCCAAAGCTGGGGGGCGAGCCGACAGGCACCGTTGAGACTGCTCGCACCGGTTCAGGTCGCGTGAAAATGTAGTGCAAAGATGTAGT